GTCGGTATAGATCGGCTGAAGGATTAGATCCTCCTTCTGCTGATAGATACCTTCCAAGAGCGTTACCCCTCTCCTCTCGAGGAGGGTTAACGTCTTTAGCAACGCGGAATAGTCGTTCTCAATATCGTCCTTGATAAAACAAGGTTCGATTTGAAAGCCTCGGAAAACGAGGCGTTGTAGCTTCCCGTCCCACTTTTGTGCGACGTTAGTATCAACGCGACTATGCCAACCCAGAGAGGAACTATAGCGTGAGACCATTGGTAGCTTTATCTGGCTATCAACGACCGAACGTATATAGTCTGCAGCTCTATAGTTACCCTTCATCCATAACTGGTTGGAGGATGAAACAAGAGAAGCGATCCTATCTGGATCTCTTGCGGGACAGAATGGCTCGTGTCGTACATATACGGGAGTCACATCGGCTCCCTTAAATGCATCAACACCACATGATTCCTTAAAGTTTCCAGTAAGGAATGACTTCTTTTGGTTGACTTTAAGTCCAAAAGAAGTAAGCCATTCTACGACCTTGTGAGCGGAATGCGTGTCAACGATGATATCATCGCCATAGACACGTACCCGCCGGGAGGCGCGCTTAGCGTTCACATACGAGGGTTCTCTACCCTCATCGTCCAAAATGGCGCATATCGCTATTACTGCGAATACGACACTTTGTACAGGGAACGTTAATGCGTTACCCATTCCGGCAAACTTCTTCAACGTTAGGATACCGTTTCCGGTATCCACCTTTGAAGAACGACTCTTGAGCGCATATTCAAGGAATATGGGCCTAGAGCTAAAGACTAAGCTAACCAGATCAACGGATAGCAAGTCACTAGCACTAGATAAATCAATAGTCGAGTATTTGTCGTTAAGGGAGCCTTCCAGAGCAAGTTGTTGATTCTTGGTCTGGTCGGTTAATGCAAGGCTATTGGACAGGACTCCGCACTCCGAAATACTATCCCGGAGCAAAGTGTTCAGTCCCTGCTGAAAGAACTGTTTGTAAACAGGTTCAGCAGTAATCGTCCTCAGGGATGTTGAATCCTTAGGGACGGTTATAAGCTTTGCAATGCCTTCCGAAGTATGTTGCGAGGAAGCGTTCCTTAAGAAGACGGACGACTCAAACAAAGGCAAGCCTTTGTATGGGTTCATCTGATCAGGATGCCTCAGTTCATCTAAGAACGGAGCATCCATCCCCAATAAGGAACTAAGAAACGCATCATTTTTTAGCGTTTCTAATAAGCTAACCCATTTATTGTTAGCTGTAAGCTTCTCTGCAACACCGCCAGGTCCGTGTTTATAAGGTAGATTGTTCCCTTGGAACTGATCTAAGTTCGAAAGGATTACCTTAGAAACACATCGTATCAAATATGACTTTTCGCTATCGTACGAAACGGTAGAGATTACGTCATCAGTCGATACGAATTTAGCGATCGCCTCGCGTTCCAATTTTTCAGAGCGCTTGGACGTTAGCTGAATCTTCTTGAACATACGTAGTATCTCACGTACACACTTTACAGCGTGTATGTCAGGTACATCAAGAAGTTGACCTGTTTTAGTATCGAACACTTTACATAGCAAACCCGAGAGAAATCTCGGGAGCGCTTGCCCTCGTCCTTTTTTGAAGGACGTGGGACAGGTAAATCTTCCGGACGAGATACCTAAGTCAAAGGCATCACATAAGGAAGAAAGTGTTACGGATAAAAATCCGTAACCCTCGTGTTCGAAACGCGACTCGATAGTTTGAACATCTCTATCGAGACCTTTCACACAAGGATCATGTCTCTTGACATCGTCAAGAAGGCATGATAGGAGAGTCACTGGACTTTTCATGTTGCCTCCATGAGGTTAACATTCCAGCCCATGCTCTGATCCCCTTCGCGTAGACGGGATTAAAGTCTACGGTGAAGGTTGCATAAGGTAGAACGTCACTGCGGTAATCCCCTGAACTAGTAATGTCAGGAGAATTGCCATAGTGATCGCCATTCCGGTCTTGTTCACGACTGGAAGGCGAGCACATCAGCGACGCTCACACCGTCCGCCGCCAAAGTGTCCTGCAAAGCGGTCCACAGGTCGCCCATATGGGTGTCCGTGAAACCGAATGGAGGACGCGAAAAGGAGATCGAAATCGACGCAGATTGCGGCGATACGAGATCATTATACGGGTTCGTAGCGTCGATCGTCTTACTGATTTTCAGATAATGACGATCGCCGTTCTTGCTCGTAGAATGATTGATCACGAGGTTATAAAGACCTGCGGGATCCCTCCGTTCAGCCCCGTAGCCATCCGATCTGATAACTGAAAAGTTCAGAGCGGGGTTCGGGGTATTGGCGTCGACGACAATAGGATCAGGCAACATGGTAAAGACTCCTTCTTGGGTCCCGAGAGGGACCGGTGGGTAAGGCCGCATCACTGCGGTCAGACTTTACTTAGCCCTCTGTGAGAACAGAGCACCAAGGATTGAAGTCTGGAAATCTGTAAGATTAGTCTTCAGAAATCCAAACGATTTCACACCTTCGAGATCGCCAATACTAACTCGACGTTGGTATTTGCGCGTATATGTCCGATGATAGGGAAAAACCCATTCATCTTCCTTATACGACAGTTGGACACCATTGTGATAGTGTCCAACGGCGTTCGAGACCTTGAGTCCTGCTTTGTGGTGTAATTCCTCAGTAATTACAATTGTGAGGAAACCATAATTGATTAGTAGGCGGTCGTCATGTATAGCGGACATAATGCCGATATACGAGCCGAGTCCTCCAAACCAATCAATTAGCCAGGTGAACGGAATGATATTGTAAATATCTTCCGCCGTCGGGCGCAAACCAATCAACTTCTGGTAATCCTTATCAGAAATTGAAGGCACTGCTAATTGGGGAAACTGGATCGTTTGGTTAACGATACAGCGAAGTTCAATATTAAAGGTTCTTGTAACCTCTTGATCTTGAACTTCAATCCAACTAGGAAGTGAGAACTCAAAGGTGGGTAACCCCTGCTTCGGAGCCGCGTTTGACCAAACGCGCTTCGAACGACCTGTTGAAACTTTACCATTGCGCTTGATTAAGTAATTTAATCGCTTAGTCGCGCGCTCAGGTAACATCATCAGGTCCTTAAGGGCTTTGTGCATCGGAGCAACTCCGAATTCCCAACTAAGATAAAGATTACCAATTTCTTTATCAATAGAAAGGAATTTCGAAGGGTCTTTGATGTACTTACTCACTAAATCCCTGAGATCGCCTATACTTTTCAGAAGGCGCGGAATATCTTTCAACTCCGCGATCTGATAAGTAAGGTCAAACGATCTTCTGGTTGCAATGGCATCTTGTATCATTCCCGACACATTGTCGTTCATGAACTCGATGGCAAAGTCATCCAGATCAAGGATAAAGAGAGACCCAGAAGAAGTAACACAAGTACCGTCGATAGAAAGACGATTAGTATCAACAACTCTAGAGTAAAGTGGGCCATAAGGCTCACCACCCGAGAGATAGTTGTATTCTTCGTACTTTTTATAGACGACATTAGGTGAACCCGTGGTTACGCTAGAAAACTTGTCCATCGTCATAGTCCCATAACTGGGAATGCGACGATCGTACTTGTCATCCGAGCCCCACGAGTTAGCCCAATCACGACTCTTGCGAGTCGAGTCATCCATGCGTGAGTACCAGACGTTGCCGTTGATTTCAATCACCGTTGGCGTCTCTTCCGTCCCTGTGCTGTACAAAAACTCAGCATAGGGTTTCGGATCGTCAGGCCAGTAAGTTCTATATTCTCTGGAGAGGAACCGATCCGTTACGGTTCCCCCATCAGTGAAGCTAGGCTTCTCGCGATGACGGTTCTCATAGCATATGATACCAGCAGTGTTTCGGAACGGAGCCAATGGATCGAGCCACAAAGCAGCTCGAGCAAAGAACTTCGTCCCGAATAAACTCTGCAAAGTATCAGTAAGAGGACTCTTGTGTTTCTTAAAGTACTCAGTTGCAGCATCAAAAGCACGTTGCTTTTGATTCCTGCGGTTATGTTGCAGGAGCGGTTGGGCCTCTTGGTATTGCAGATTTCTCTGCTTATACGTTAGAGGTGCTAGCCGCTTCATCTGAGTACTCTCCTCTTAGTGTGAAAAGGTGGAAGCGTAGGTTTTCTCCTACGCGGAGCGCTCCTAGGA